CAACAAACAGTTCAGCCGTACCGGCGAGAACTTTCATTGCTCGTCTCGGTGCCAGATCAAAGTTGCCTTCATACCAGGTTGATGCGGTGTTCGCTGGATCAAACAGTCGGCCTGATGCACGGTCGTCAGCCAGGATACGGCAGGTGCCTGGTGAGAACTGGTCGGTTTGACTTCCTCGGCCACGCTGAATCGCGACCGCCAACACATACTCGGTCGCATCAACGAAGTCTGTTGAACCATCAAGAACATCTGACCCGTCAAGCGTCGAAGTGTCAAGAATGAATGCGTCAGCGATCGCACCGACATCCAACAGAACCGAATATGCTTGACCCCACTTCAAAGTCTTAGGCATGATTACCTTTGCGAAACAAGTTGAGCGATCGCGTTACGATCAAGTTTCGTGTACTCCTGCAACACTCCAACAATCTGGCGGCCAGCCTCAACACCGTTCGTGCCGATACCTGTATTGATAACGATCGTCGGTGTGCCTTGTTCGGTTCGACCACCAGTCAATGTGGCTCCGGTGTTGGTTGGTGCCGGCACGGTCGGCAAAGTCGGTGCCGTAAAGGTTTGACCTGATGCACCAGCCGCCAACGCTGCGGCACGAATCGCATCAGCAAGATCCTTATATGCCTCAGTTTCACGCTCAATCGCTTCAGTCACATTCTCCGACGCTTCAGCCTGCGCTTCCTTCGCTTCGTTCAAGTCTTGAAGAAGCGCATCATAGACAACCGACCCGACAATCGCACCGTTCACGACCTCGTTCAGTTTACTTTGTGATTCGGTTTGCGACTCGGTCGCTTCCTGCTGTGCGTCGATCGCATCTTTCACAGCCAACTTCGCCAACGCCAAATTGATCTCGGCCTCACGAATCATCTGCGGACTTGACTCAGGATCCTTACGAACCTCCGCAAGCGTCTTCTCCGCGTCCGCAACCGCGAACACCGACTCTTCCACTCGATACCCTGCCTGCTCGACATTGCGTTGCGCGATCGCCAACTTCTTTTGCGCATCTTTGGCTTCCGCCGAATCAGCACCATAACCCGCGACCGCCTTATTGAACCGTTCCTGTGCCGTGGCAAGATCCTCGTCACGCTTGCTCAACTGTTTCTTCGCCGCAGCCGTTGCCTTCTGCGCCGACTCAAACGCCTTCTGACCACTCGTCACCTTATTTAGAGCAGAGGTATAGGTTTCAAGTGCTTTCTTGGAATCATCGACCGCCTTGCTGGCTTTCTTAGCCGAGCCACCAGTCTTCTCCAATGATCGACCCCAATCATCTGTCGCTTCTTTGGCTTTCGGCAGAACCTTGCTGCCGACTCGATCAGTCTGATCAATCAGTTTGCTTGTGGCATTGCCTTGAAGATTCAAAGAGTTGCGAGTATTGGTGATTGATGCACGCCACGAATCAAATTGTGCTGACACCGATTTCGTGCGATCCTCCAACATCTGCTCAATCGTGACGATGCCGTCACCGCCCATGATCGCGTCACCCAATGCACGAAAGATGTCAAGTAACGCAGCCAAAGGTTTGACAAGATTGACGAAACTTTTTTCAAGTTCCACGAACCCAAGAATCATTCCTTCGATGTAGTCAAGGACTACGAATGTGACATCGCCGAATGCTGCACCAAAGTATTTGACGGCACCGCTCAAGCCTTGATCTTTGAATCCGTCAACCGCGGCTTTCAATGCTGGGACAACGACTTGGCTCAAGAACCCGATGAACTTTTCGGCGGCAGGTAGAAGCGCGTAGCCGATCTCTTCAACCACTTCACCGAGAGATGTTTTCAATATTTTGACGCGACCAGAGAATGTGTCGGCTGCGGTCGCGGCTGCACCACCGAATTGTGTTTGCAAAGTTTCGAGCACCGCACCAAAGTCTTTCGTCTTCTTTGCGTTCTCATCCAACGGAATACCAAGTTTGGTGAGTGCAGTTATCTGACCATTCGCGGCACGGCCGAGAGCCAAGGTCACAGACTCCAGGTCCTTGCCTGTAGCGGCACTAATGTCTAACCCGATCGCAAACAGTTCCTGTGATTTGCTCAGATCATTCGTTGCTCGAACCAGATTGCCGAACGCTGGTCGCAATTCATCGTCGGCGATACCAGTCGCCATCATCGCTTTCTCAATGAATGCTTCGGTTGCTTGAACTTGTGCCGTTGTTGCACCGGCTGAACGAATCAACTGTGCTTCAAGACTTTTCTGTGACGCTTCATCGGCTGCCGCCGCTGCGACCGCTCCAGCCGCAGCCGCACCAACCGCGGTCAACGCACCAAGCGCAACAAACGCACCCTTCTTGACAACATCAAATGCGTCACCAAGTTTGCCACCAATTGACTGCACCTTCTCAATGGATTGCTGTCCTTCGCGGGCAAGATTCTTGAACGCGGTGATGGCAGAGTCGGCGTTACCGAGAATCTTTACAAGGAATGTGCGCTCACCTGCCATGGTGAACGCAATTCTACTCAGTTAGCGAGCATCCGTTTTCGCAGATCAGCCCACTCGCGTTGCATATCACGATGAATCTCTTGTTGTGTCATGCCATCATATTGTGACAAGTCAACTGGTTGATCCCACCATTTCGGATCGGTGACGATTCTCGCCCACTTACCACTCTTGACTTGACGAGTTGAGCGGATGTTCGGTGTGGAGAATGTGCGTGTCGGTGCGGCGATATCGGTGATAGTCGGATCTAAGAACCGCCAACCTGAATGATGTGTGCGAAACGGTTGACCTGCCTCGTGCTGTGGTAGATAGAAAATACGGGCAGGGTCTTTTGTTGCTGGGTCACCTTTGAGACCAAGACGCTGATGTGTCTCATGCCAGACTTCATCCCAATTCTGAACTGGCACAGCCTGCTCGAATGGGATGACGACATGCCAGTGCGGATCGTTGTCGCGATGCGACCAGGTTGTGTAGGCGAAGTGTATATACGATCCGAGATCAGCCTGTTCGAATGCTTGGCCGTCTAGGTCGGCGACCAACGCCCAGATGTGTTCAACATTGCGATTGCCGCGAGTCGTGTATTCACGATAGGTGACAGGCGAATATAGCGAACCGTCAGACTTGTTGGCTCGCTCTTGATGTTTGGTGAGGATGGATGCGAACTCCATCCATCCTGTTGCGATGGTCTTTGGGTAGACGGATTTGACGGATGGGAACCCGACGACTTCAAACATTGTGCAGAACCTCCTAGGTTCAGGATAGCGAATCCTGAGCCGAATGCAAGTATCAGCCGATGCCTAATTCCTTGACTACTCGGTCCATGCCATCTAGGTATTCTTTGGCAATCTCGTTCTTGCGTTTGCGGACGGTAGGCCAGAAGAAGTAGCCCGACTGGCCGCGATGCCTCAAGAACTGTCTCGTGGTTGGTCTGGCACCGCCACCGAACTCGGCACCAAAGAACACATCGCCTCGAGTCACCTTGGTCTTGCGTTTGCTGTTTGGTCGTGATTTTGATACAAACGATTCTTTGCCACGCAACTTGATTGTCGGGATGCGGTCGTTGCTTGCCCGTAATCCTTTGGCGACTTGTATGGCCTGACTCGCTCGACTGACTGATGCGGCTTCAATCTTCACTTTGGCTTCCACATCTCGAGCGATCGTGTAAGCGACCTTGCGCATCTCTTTGTTGAACTCTGTAGATGCCTTAGAAAACTTGCGCAAAGTCTCAAACAGGTCTTTGACGATGACCGTGTTACCCGCGACCGATGCGCTACCGGCACGACCAAGAGTTCCACCTACATCGCCTGGCAGATTCGGGAACGCTGATGCCATCATTAGATCCTTTGCGGTGGACTGGTTTTGATGTTCTTCCAGCGCAGATAGCCGAGCATCGTATAAAGCATTCTAGGTGACTCTTGCAGAAGCAGAGATGGTGCGATGTGTGTTTCGCAGGCGAGGTATGCGATCAGCCAGTGGGCTGATTGTTCTCCAAAGGGACGATCACCGCAGATTCGGTTCCAACCTCCACACTCTCGACGGTCTCAATCCATTCCTCGAACTTCATCGCGGTCTTCTTCGTGCGCTTCTCCGCATGCCACGCCAACCAGGCGAGATCGGTGAGGCGTAGTTCTGTTTGAAAGTTCGCGACCGATCGATTCTTCTCGTTTTCGAATGCGATGAAGTCGGCGAACTGTGCGGTCACTTTCGTGGTGACAGAGTCAAGCGATGTGACTTCTAGATTGATTTTCATTCCTACCTCCTAAGTGTCAAGAACTATGCGGTTGCTTTTGTAATCGTTCCGCTGATCGGCCATGTTACATCGGCTGTATTCAACTCGCCTACGGCACCGTTGATCGGTGACCATTCCGTCACGAGAACCGAGGCAGTATAACTTGGGTTGGCCGTGCTGACCGCTGCGGTGCTTGCTTTGATCACGATCGTGACAGCAGTTGAACCGACAAGAGGATAGATCAAACCTTCAACCGATGAGAACTCGTTATGCAACGAAAGTGTCACCGAGTTGTCGATCAAACCAGCAACGCGAGTTACTGCGCCACCTGACCCGAACGAAGTTGTTGGAACTTCTGCGGCCGAGGTGCTGAGGGTAACAGCGGCGACATCAGTTGAGATGTCTGTGCCGTTCAATGAAACTGTTGCGTTGGTGAGAACTAACTTTGCCATGATTATTTGTCTCCTGCCTTGTCGGCTTTCGAGGTTGATTTATCCGCTACCGGAACAATGCGACCCGATTGCAGAAGAGAGTCTAGATGGTCAATCTCATCGCCATCAATAGTGGCTGGATATTGTTTGTCTAGAACGGTGAACCCTTCGCAGACTTGATACTTTGCCATAGGCTAAGCATACACCACGACACGGAAGTCGACCGTCAGATAGGTCGTGTCGTTGGCGTCCACGGTTGAGATGTTGGTTGCTTCTTCGACGATCAAAGTTCTGGCATATCCACCCAAACTAGTGTCGGCTTCGATTGCGGCACGGATGCCGTTGTCGTAAGACAGGTAGGTGTCCATCAGGTTTTGTGCGGTGCGTTCCGCTGCACGACTTACAATCACTGAAACCGTGAACACATGGGTCACGAGACCAGCGCGCATCGCACCGTGGTAGGTGATTGATTCGAGTGTCGGCCAGGCGATACCGCCAAGCGACGGGTTCACTTGATCGGGTTGCTGGGCGTAGGCGCGCAGATTTGTGATCGTTGCGAGACGGGTTTGTAATCCTGTTTTGAGTTCGGTGACTGTTGCGGTCATGCGAACATCCGCATTCGACGATATGGCTCGACAAGTTGTGCGACATCTGGGTCGAGTGCGCGTGTCACTCGTATCGCACCTAAGTCTCCGAAGCCGGCGACGCCGAGCGGTGAATCGTAACGCTTGAAGATTCTTGACGCCTGAATGATCACCGCTTGTGTGATCGGTTCAGGCACAGATGGCCAACCGTATGTTGCGGTCAGTTGCACCAATGCTTCTGAACCGAAGTTCGCGTTCAAGGTTGGGAACAGATAGTCGCCGACCGCACGAATCCGTGTGTAAGGAACAGTCAAGCCGTCAAGGATTCCGTTTGTTGGTTCAAGTTGATAGTCGGTCGCAGTCCATGTCACATCAAACACACCGTCCGCAAGTGTTGAAGTTTTGAGTGTGATCGTAGTTGAAGCGATGTCATCGATCTCGCAAACATACGAGTCGGCTGCGGTGAACACTCGAACCGTCGCCGAGCCGTAAGCCCAGAACTGTCGGTTCGCATAGCCGTCGATGAGACGTGACGCTGCACCGGCACAGTTGTCTATCAGGTCGTCGTCCTGAGTGTCGGCTGTGCCGATTCGAAGCGCGGCCTTGATCTGGTTGCGTGTGGCATAGCCGTTCGTGATTGCCATAGTGTCCTTATCTTACTTCAGAGTCGGGTCGAGTGTACTCGGCGATGAACTTGTGCATCTCACGATCAGCCTCAACATTCACATCAGAAGAAACACGGTTCGGTCGGATGTCGTTCACCAACACTTGCACACCAGCAGGTTTATACCAGCGCGCACCATGCACATGGAACTTCCACCAAAGACCCCAATCTGACCAATGCACATTTGGATATCCTCCGACCCGTTGCCAAATATCTTTCGTGAACCAAGACGGACCCATCACATGATTTGCCATCGGCATCGTTGCGAACCTTTCCGGTGCAGATGGGTTTATTCTGCCGTCGGACATGAATCGAATTGTGGTAGCAACTACATCAAAGGTATCTGATGGGATACAGCCGAACGCCGAAGAATTGAACCGGTCGTCCATTGCAAGGTTCGCGATCCAACCTTCGGTGATGGTTTCGGCTGCCGCATTTATCATCGCACCCGATGTACGAGTCCGACACTCAACCAGCCGACACGGCAGATCGGTAACACCACAATCATCGTCAGGATGATATGCAACAACGATGTCATTGACCGCTGGGTTCAATGCCTGTATTGAATCCCACCAGCCTTCAACTTCATTCTTGTATGCCGAACCCCACGCGAAGCCGACGACTGTGATCATCGTTTGCGATACCAGGAATCAGGTGCGAGATTGTCGCGGATGTAGGCAGGATAGTAATCGGCGATATCTACTTCCCACAATGTTTCACCGCGTATTGAACGACCGATCCGATAATTCTCGGCCATAAATGCGTCAGGGTCCGCAACCATTAGTTCTTGGTGAGAGAACGACCGCATCTTGTTCGCCGCCCATTCAGGTCCACCCATCCACGACACATGCCAACCCGATCGAATATGTGGCAACTGTTCACGCTTAGAACGCATCTGTTGCGCACCACCAGACCGCTGACCCCACGGCCCTGCGACCATCGTATGTTCATCGGTGAGACGCCAATACGCCGACATGACTAACCGTCTCATGATGTAACCACGCCAACCATCTTTCAGAATATTGATATCGGTCGGATGCCAGATTTCGTCACAATCCGCGACCGTCACAATGTCGTCGGCTTCTGGTGAGAACTGTTGCAGAACGGTGAACAGCTGATCGCGTTGCGCATGTTCAGCCGACCAGCCACGCAACGCCTGGTTCGGTTCAAATGTTTCGTAGTGGATTTTGTCGCGCCACTGGTAGAACCTGTCAAGGTCAAGTCCGTGCGGTTTGGGTTGACCCATGAATGTTGTCGTTGATTCAACCACGATGATCTTGTCGATGACATCACCGATCTCGGTCAGCCGACATTCGAGCATCGCATGTTCTTGGTTGAACAGGATGCAGTCGAAAATTCTCATTAATCCCAACTGAGGTCTAGTCGGCGTTGCAGATCCCACTGGCCTGCGTCAAGTCTTGCGTTACGAAGTTTGAATAATTCAAGATTTGCGTTGAATGTTTTTGCGTTCTTCGCTTGATACGACACATCGGCCAGAAGTGTGGATGAGTTGTCATGCACGACTATGTTCGCATATTCGGTTGGTGTATATCCCATGCGTACTGCTCGACGCTCAAAGTCGTTGTCTTCAAAATATGCGGGATGGAACGCTTCGCAGAACAAGCCGACATCTTTAATGACTTGTGAACCGATCCATGCGCAAGCCCATCTCGGTTGACCTGTCAACAAGATTCGATCAGGATCACATTGCTGCCAGAACTCTTCAAGTTTGTTCGGCATGAACCATGCGTCCGAGTTGAGAAGAATCCAACCAGATGCGAACGGTGTCATCTTGATACCAAGATTCCAAGATGTTGCCACACCAAGATTGGTTGGCATGTCAAGAATGAACCGCTCTTCATGTTTAGAATTGCGTGGCATTACTAAACAGTCCTGGGCGATCTTGCCACCATTGTCGATGATGATCAGTTTCTCTATGGGATAGTCAAGTGAATCTATGCACCGCTCGAGCAGGTCGTAGCGGTTTAAGACTGGGATGATTACGACCGGCACCATGCTGAGATCTCCTTCATTGCGGGCTTCCAATACTGTTCGAATACCGTATCGGCTCCGTACCCTAGGGCATGGGTGATCGCCTCGTCTGAGAGGCTCCTAGGCGCGTTATAGGCCTTCTCCAGCGCAGCCACAGTATCTGGTACTGAAGGTGTGAAGAACCATGACTTCTGTGCCGCATCCCACCAAGGTTGCCCTTCGACCGTCCAGCCGTCGCCAACCAGTTCAGGTTGAGCGGTAAAGTTTGAGACGATCACTCGACACCCGCAAGCCTGCGCTTCAATCACAGGGATACCGAACCCTTCACCCATCGAGCAAGCCAACAAGACATCTGACGCGGTGTACATCGCAGCCATCACATTCTGTGGCATACCATGCCGATACGCATACTGATCGACCACCTTGTAGCGATCTTTATCTATACCGCAAGCATCAAGCAAAGTCGGCAAGTTGATCCCAGCCATCGCACCATCAGGTTCGGTGTAGAGATACAGCACCGCGTCAGGTTTATCTTTGGCGAAAATTGAGAACGCAAGAATGTTCTCGGCCCAAGCCTTTCGCGCAGGCTGAGTACCTTTGTTGGTTGCGACCATCGTGACCACGAACCTGTCTTCTTCCCAGCCCATGAACTCTCGGCCAGTCATCTTGTTGCCGTTCGCCAAAGTCACCGACTCGGTCGGCTCAAACACAGGTTCGATCGCATGAGGAACATAAAGATGCTCGACTCCAGCGATGTCCAACATTCGTGAACCGAACTTCGACATTGCGATCGGTTTCACATTGTCACGCTCCAAGAACTGCAACACATCTGGTGGCGTCGGCTGATGATCGATCGGAACCCATGATGCGATGTTTTTCAAAGTTTTCAACGAATCAGATTTCAACACCCACACATCAAACAAAGTCATCAACAAACTTGGCGTCGACAGATCTTGGTTCGCCCATTCCATGGTGTGCGCGACCACGACATCATCGGAATATGCGGCGAGTCCTTGAGGATAAACCTTGAAACCGTTCCAAGTTGATGACGAACCAGCGAGTCCGTACATCGCATGGATCGCTATTTGGTGGCCTTCTTTCGCGAGCCTTTGGATGACTTGCGCTGTTTGTTGGCCGTAGCCGGTCGCGGCCCATGGTGCATTGGAGTACCAGACGATTCGGAGTCGGTCGGGATTGGTTGGTCGGACACTTCCAACAAGTGCGCTACGCCCGCTCGGAGCAAACGCTCCGCTAAATACCCTGGCATCTCCACTGGAACGCCCTTGACGATTACCGTTTGCCACATGATCCTCCTAAGTTTAGTGCAGATACAGGAAAGCCTCGGCAAGTCCTGCACGACCTTGCCGAGGCTTAATCCTAGTCACAGTCCTTGCGGACTGTCATGTCAATATCGGTTGCTCTAATTAAGCAGCGTTACCGATGAAGTATTTGACATGCGATGTTTGTGGCAAGTTGCCGTCGACACGCATTGTTGCGCGGAAGGTAACAAGGCCAGCGTTGAATGCGTAGTCATCGCTACGATCCAATTTGATGCCGCCAACTTGACGAACATAGTACGACTTCAATGCTCCGAAGATCACCGATTTCGCGCTAGTTGCTGGGCTGGCCATGCCTGGGTTCTCGAACACTGGATAGCCGAGCAACAGGTCGTTCGCATCAGCGTTGAGTGCTGGTGAGAACACATAGTTGCCTGCCGTGTCTTTCAACGAGCGCATCGCTGCGATCGAGGTCGAGTTCATTTGGAAGCCCGCGCCTGCTTGACGACGGCCTGCTGTGTCTACCGAGTAGACGAGGCTGATCAAGTTGTCTGCGGTGAACGCACCCGAAACTGCGGTTGAACCAGTTACACCGGCAGCGGCTGCTGCGACGATGCCTTTTGGCTGGTTTGTGCCTGTTCCGGTTGTGAGTGCTGCGTTGACTCGTGTTCCAAGTTCGTTGCCGACTTGTTCTGCCAAGAATGACAAGATGTCGACACCGCTGTCTTCGATCAACTCGGTTGAGAGTTGAACAAGGAACGAGTACTTGTATGCGCCCAATGTGATGAACGAGTTGAAGATCGGATCAGATTCAGCGATTGCTGTGCCTTCGCCAACAAGTGCCGCAGTTGAATACTGGGCAAGCGATGGGATTTGAAGGTTCTCACCTGAAGCCGTGTTCAACACGGTTGAAGTTGAGAGCATCGGACCAACATGACGAGCAAGCATGATGACTTGGTCGTAGAACGATGTTGGAACTGGTGAACCAGTCGAAGTCTTTACGACATCGCGTTTCTCAAACGAGTGTGAACGAATCTCACCTTTGGCCATCGAGCGGATGACTTCTGCATCCGAACGAACACCGCGCGGTGCATCGGCGACAGGACGAACCTGATCTGCGATTTCGCGTGTTGCTGCATCCAAACGAAGTTCGCGAGCCTCATCGGCGCGAAGTTTCTCGATTGTTGCCTGGCGATCCTCAAGTTCTTTGGTGATGCGCTCATATGACTGTGTTTCTTCTGATGTCAAGTCACGCTTCTCAGCGGCTGCAACATCAAGAATCTTCTTGGCGGCTTCCCACGCTGTTGCGCGTTGTGCCATTTGTTGTTCAATGAATTGTTTCATGATTTCTCCATGATTGGTTGTTGATTGGATATGCGCAGGAAGATTGTATTCCGATGGCGCGGGACGCTGACCAATCTCTAGCCGTAGCGGGACGCTTACCGGCAAGAAGAACTATAGACGATGATCTAGAAGTTTTTCAACAGTTCAAGTTTTTTCGCCAATAGGTTCACGGTGTGCGGAACTTTGGCTGGTTCGGCGCGCAGTTTGCTGACCGCGCTCGACAACAGATCGGCCGACTCGTCCGACAATGTGTTGCCAGATTCAAGCATCGTGATCGCTTCGGCGAGTTTGTCGGCGTCGACACCTGTGCGCTCAGCCAAGATGTCGAGTGAGCGGACACTGGCCGAAGTTGCTTTGTAGGCAGGGAAGCCAGTCACGACCGAGACCTCATGCAAACGGACATTGCGTAGTTCGCGGGTCATGCCATCATCTGACCAACTGTCTCCGCCGGCAGGGACCGAGAACCCGAACGACATCGAGTCGACATCACCGCGCTTCATGAGAACGCTCAAGTCACGGCCGACGGTTGTGTCTGGTAGATCGGCGTTCACGAGAAGACCGCGTGAATCTTCTTCAAGTCGCAAAGTTTTTGACCTTGTCGAAGCAAGCAACATCGAAGAGTCGTGGTTCATATACATCTTGATCGTGTTGCGACCTTTCAAAGATTTACGGAATGCACCTGGTGCGATTCGCTCAATGAACGGCAATGGTTCGGAGTCTGAGTTGAAGACCGCTGCGTAGCCTGTGAACGACATGCCGTCGCCTGTCGGGCCTGCGCGTAATTCAAACTCGTTGACATTGACGCGACGCATCTCGACTTTGTTGTCTTCCATGCCAGGAATGTTAGCAAAGTATTCACTCTTGGCGCGATGGAAGTTGAACAGTCCTCGTTCGTCTTTGATCGCGTTTGCTTTGCGTTCGAACCAGTCTCGTGCCGGTTGCGGGTTCAACGGGTTGATGCCCCACAGGTAATGTGCGACAGCACCAGCACCAGGGAACTGGTCGTTGCTCGCGTTCGAGTTCTTCGGTGCTTCAAGATCTACGGCATGGCGTTGCGCCCAAGCGTTCGCTCGGATCACTTTGTCTTCCGTGATCTGGCCTCTCGCCATGTCTCGTGCTTCACGAACGGTTTTATCGACCAGCCCTTCACCCGCGAGACCTTGACCGTAGTAGTCCAATCCTTTTCTTGCCGCGCTGCGAATGTAGACAGGTATCTCAAGAGATACTTGGCGAACCATTTCTTCTGGGTCTTCGTCTGGTTGCCATGCGTTGCAATAGAATCCGCCGTCAACATACTCATCCCATTTCTCGCAATATGCCTTGAGGTTGTCTCCTTCTCCTTGGACATTTGTTTCGTCGTAGAAATAACAGTTCCCGCAAGCGCGACCATCAGGAACATCAGCCGAAAGCGCAGGCCGATAGTTGTCAGGTAACGCACGGTCAGCCGCCGAATACTTCGGATGATCAACATGCAACAGATCATTATCAGTGATATAGGCAGGGTTTTGTGGACGACCGACACGACTGAGATACAAGAATGCGTTCACTCGAGCCATCGCCCACTGCGCACGACCAATACCAGGACGATGCGAAGTTGAATACGCACCAGCACCACGACGATACACAGATTTCAACACACCCAAAGTCACACGAGTCCAATCAGGTCGATTGTTTTCATCCATTTTCTTGTTGTGATCTTCGGCTTTATTTCGCAACGCCGTCTCGGTCGCCTCATTTATTTCAATTCCGCCTTGCTTACCTGCAGCCGAACCCGCAGGATTCTTGTCGCTTCCCGTGATCTGGTCCGATGGTGGTGCCGGTGCGCGCTCACCACCAGGTTCCATGTCTTCGGCAATAGATACCGCAACCATCTGATCGATCGAATCCTGTTTCGTCGCATGACAGCCGATCACTTCACCATCTTCTTTGATGGTGGCCCACCCAGAACAGTCCGGTGATTTGTCGGTAATGAAGTATGGCATCAGACCATCAACAATACTTCAGCGTCGTCGTCCAAGATGCTGAATGTGATCGTGGCTTGCGCTTGGGTGTTTATTCCACCAAGACTTGCCGAGCAAACCGCATAGCGTCTTTTCGGTCGGATGACAGGTATTTCAACGACTGGTAGTGGTTCAATTTTTTTGCGTCTTGGTGCGGCATATTGTCGACCGCCGACAGGTGTCGGTTCTGGTGTTGGTTCTGGTGGTGTATCGGTTGCGTCGGCGGTTGCGACTAGACCGCCGAGATCTGCTGTGGCGATCGCCGACTTGGCAACCTTCGTTGTCGCCGAGGCGTTGAGTGCGCCGAGGTCTGCTGTGGCGATCGCCGACTTGGCAACCTTAGTTGTCGCCGAGGCGTCGAGTGTGCCGAGGTCTGCTGTGGCCGTCGCAGATTTTTTCGCTTTGGCTTGTGCTGATGCGTCAAGTCCGCCGAGGTCTGCCGAAGCCGAAGCGAAGTGCTTGACGCTTGATGTCGCGGTTGCTGATAGTGCGCCGAGTGTTGATGTGCCGGTCGCAGTTGTTAAGAACTCTGCACCATCAAGAAGACCGTTGCCGTCAAGTGTTGAGGTGTTAAGAATAAACGGTGGACTAAACCCGTCAAGACCTGTCGTGGCGTCGTTCAGTGCGCTTATGTCGAGCAGGAATCTTTTCACCGCCATCGCGGCCTACTAACTAGCGACGGTCAAAGATGCAGACAAATTGCCTGAAGAGATTGTGTAGGTGTCACCAGCCGTGTACGGGTTTGCGGTGATGGTGCCAGAGAACAAGAAGTTGCCGGTCGTCAAACTATCCCATGCTGTGAAGTGAGTTGCGTCTTGCGAACCTGCGATGTTCGTCCAACTAATATCTGCATCCGAGTTGATCGCACCCGCTGACGCCGCACCAAAAGAAACTGCTTTGCGTGTCGTCTCGGTTGCAGGGTTCGCGGTACCTACCGCACCAGGATCACCGACATGAAGTTTGATGTACACCTGTGCGACCGCAAAAGAAGTATTGTTCGCAAGCGCGTCTAGCCACGAGTTGCAAAGATAAGCAGATAAACCGTGCGCCATTACTCTTCAACCCTTTCAGTTATCGTCAAGATACGGCCATCAGAGTCACGCTCAACCGTGCGCACGGTCGGCTTCGACTCAGGCACATTCACACGCACCACAGTCTCAGGCACATTGATGATCGGTGCAGCAACACTGACTTGCGCCGGCGGAACATTCACGACAACTTCAGGCATCGTCACCGAAACATCGCGCTGGTTCACATCGTAAGTTGGTGCAGGTTCTGCGACAGGTTGCAACATTGTTGGTGCGACACCTGTGTGCGCGATCGGATCGATGTCGATTGCTTTCAACACTGCGGCAGGTTCGAAACCTGCGTTGATCAGACGCTGAGCGATAGAAGTTTTGCGGTCAAGTTCTGTGAGTCCTGCCGCACCCAAGTCGACATTGGCAAGAGGCACACGATAGGTGTCGCCGCCATCGGCTGGTCGCAGATCTTCGAATCGGCGAACATCGTTGATCGACAGCCAACCTGCTTGCAGACCTGATGAATATCCTGCGACACGCGAAGCGAAGTCGCCGCGCATCAAACCGTCAAGGTTGAACTTGAGGAACGCGCGATTGTCAAGAAGTTTCGAATAGCCATCCTCGATCTTGGTGACATATGGTCGGAGTGTGTGCATCACAAAGTGGATGCCGTTCATTTCGACCGAAGCATACGCTTGCGCGCCAGATTGGATCACACCAGCCATCGATGGCGGGACACGGAACGCGCGAAGAATCTCTTCAACTGCGAACTGTCGTGATTGCAAGAACTGTGAATCGTCCGGTGCGACCGAAGTTGTGGTGTATTTCGCGCCACCAAACAGGATGCCTGGTCGATGTGAGCGTCGCAAACCTTTGTGACCTTCTTCGAATCCGTCCACCAAACTCTTGGCTTGTTCGCGGGTCAGGTTGCCTGGGAACTCGATGATGCCTGAGGTGTGCGAACCTTGACCGAAGAATCGTGCAGCGAACTCTTCAAGTGCCTTCGATAGTCCGAGGTTTTCTTTGATTAGTTCGATGCGTGAACGGCCACGAAGATCGCCAGGCAAACGCAACTCGGACAGATGGATCATGTCCTGATAATCGATCGTGAACTTGTTGTCGTAGACATACACCAAGCGGCGAGCCT